TTGCTTCAAGTAGCTTTTGCATCACGGTTTGTATTATCACCGTCAGCGCGTCTGTGATGCCGTCGAATAGCTGTGTTGCCGCCGCTTCGATTTCTGGCCTGTGCTCTTCGATGAACGCACTAGCCACCGCCATAAATTCGTCTATGTATGGCTTTAGCTGCTCGTATAGTTCAGGAATCGCCGCAAACAGATTTTCAGCGAACACAAGCAGACGTGGTGCAACGTTTTCAACAACCGCAATAACGCTGTCCACTAGCTCTTGCGTGCGCGTCGGTATATCGCCGCTGTCTTTGCCTAGTTCTGTTAGGAAGTTCTGCCAGCTTGCCGACAACATGGCAAGTGAGCCGCTAATGGTGCCTGTGGACTCGTTAAAGGTGTTATCCCACAAGCCCATATCACGCACGCCCTGCTCAAGCATTGCGGAAACGGCCTGCTGATACTCTGCAATAGGCACGTCGGTTAGTTTGGTGTACTCCGTGGACAATAGCCCTGCTGCTTGCGCTTGTGCGAGGAAATCAGCGCTTGTGGCTGGTAAGATGCCGCTGAATTGGTCTGCAATCGATTGATACGAGCTTGTCGCACGTGTAATCATTGCAAACTTCTCATTTAGCTCGTCAAGGTTGCGCCCGGTGCCGCTTGCGTAGTCGGATATGGCTTTCATGCCCTGCCGCGCAACGTCGTAGCCTTTTTGATCGCCCATCGTTTGAGCGAACGACGCGCCTACTTGGTTGATTGACTCTAGATACTGATTCGCCGATAGATTCAGCTCTTTATAGGCGTTTTGGGCATCGTTTAGAATGCCGCTTATGTTGGCCTGGTCAAATATCTTTTCTACGCCGCCTGCAAGCTGCTCGTAGTTCGAATAGTTGCTAAAAGCGCTTTGCAACGTATCGCCGATTGTGCTGCCAACGCTGCGCACGGCATCAGTTAGGATATTGCCCAGCATCACAGCACCCGCGCCGATTGAACCTTTTGCGCCTGTGCTGAACTTTTTACCCCAGCCATCACCGATAGATGATGCATCACCATCGAGTTTTGGGATAACGTTTAGAAAAGCATTACCGATTGATTCGGGCATTAATTCACCCCCTCGGCTTGTTGAGAATTTCGATTAGCTCGCTAACGGGCAACACGCGTGCTGGCAACGTCCGCATCTGTTGGTTATCGGTCATGCAAGATGGGCCGATTAGCTTAGGTGGTGCGCCGCGTTTCTTCTTGTCGCTCATGCCGTACACGAACATAGAAAAAGAGTTACACAGACGCGCAAGCAGGACATTGTCTAATGTCCACCTGCAATCTGCGTCATGTGTAACCCTGATTCTCGCGTCAATAGGCAGCTGTACGACTAAGCACGCGATATGGTAGGCACTGTGCGCACCTGCAATGGCGTGGTCAATGTCCACGTTGTACGTCTGCTGCAAGTCTGCGCGTAGTTCCTGCTCGTGCTCTACGTACTCGTTAGCAAGCACTATTAGTTTTTTGAGTAGACATCTGAAATGATTTGGTTAGCGAACGAAATAACATCAGCCATCGAAGCATCAGCGCCGCCGCATAGTTCGGCTACATCGTCGGGAGTCATGCCCGTGGCGTGTTCGATAAGCCCAAACAGCGCATCGAGCACGTCCATGTCGTTTAGCGCCGCTCCGTCTTCCGATTCCTCGCGCTGCTTCTGTAGCTCACGTAATCGTTTAAACAGCTTGAACGCACCCCATGACTTGGTTTTAGCTTCGTCATACGTGATTGTCGTGCCATTGATTACAACGTCTTTTAGCGTGTTGCCTGCATCCGTGTTGGTCATTCGTTCGCCCCTAGCTGTTAACTGATAAACGCCGTGAATTCGTGCATCGTGGTGCCGTCGTTTTCGGCAACTGCGTTAAACGTGAGCTGGCGGCCGTCCACCTGCGTGCCGTCCATGGTCTGCTCGCCGCGCTCGGTGAGCTGGAACGTGCCAGCATAGCGCTTGACAATGTTCTCGCGTGGCGTTGTCTCGATAGCGATGACAACAGGCTCCAAGATGCGCCCGTGGTGCTTCGCGTGGATAGAACCCGTTTGGCTGTCCACCGTTACGGCATCATCGCCCCACATGAGTTTAGCCACATCCGCGTTGCACTGAATAGGCATGAAGCTCACGCTCTCGGTGTACTCGGTGCGTGTGTTGAATACCTCTATGCGCTCTTCCCATGCCCGAATGCTGTTGTTGCTCGAACTTTCGGAAATCTGCACACCTGCATCAGACGTGAAGCCAAGCAACACAAAAGCAGACGGCAACGCCGTGCTTGCATCGGTGGGCAATGCTGTGCCTTGTGGCGCAACAAAAACAGCGCCCGTGGCTTTCGCTGCACCAACTGTGACTTGCGATGCATCCATAGTAGCCATACGGCCACCCCCTTATTTAGTTGTGAGTGATTTGGTTAATCGATTAGATATGTCGTGCAATCAAACACGATTTGATAACGTGGCAAGCGCGTATCTTCGTCCCAAAACGGATACGGCCCAGCGTTAACGTCCACTCTATACACACCATCGGGCAAGCTACCCAGCAAAAGCGCATTGCGGATGTTAAGCGCCATTTCCTCTGCGCGTGCTTCGCTTTGCGCCCATGTCTGGATAGCTATTTCGGGATGGTCAATCTTGTCTGCGACATAACCACCCGTGCGTTCGATCGTGACGAACTCATTGCCTGTTTTCGGTGGATACGTGTGCGCCGTGTAGCCTTGCGACGTTAGCCACGTTAGAAATTGTTCAGTTATCGAATACATGATTAACGCCTTACCGCCTTTAGCAACGTGTTGTGCAAGTGATTGTCTTTTTGCGCTGCATAGTTCGCCGTGTAGACAATGCCGACATAACCATGCTTGCCCTTGATTACATCGCCTGCATAATTCGGCTGTGTATCGCCGCGCTTCTCGCCCGTTTTAGGGTCATGGAAAATTCCAGTGCGAAAACCCGCGCTCATGGAGTTTGCCGCATTGATAATGGCGTTAACAGGCGTGGACAATCGCCCTGGTAGCTTTTCGGCATTGCTGATAGCGTGCTTTAGCTTTTCTTCGTCAATCTTGACTAGACAAGTAACAACGGGGCTAGCCATAAGCCGCTTCTATCTCTACTGGCATATGCCACGCTGTAGGCGTGTTAGCGTCCATGTACGCGCCCGGGTTGCCAATCACGCGATACGTGCCGCTGTATGGCACCGGTAGGTCAATTTCGCAACCTTCGAGAGAATCCGTCCACGTTTTGGGGAAATGCAGCGTATATGCAACACTCACGCCCTCTGGCCTGCTTGCTTCGAGGTCTTGCGTTGCGCCTGGAGCAATAAGCACGTTATCAACGGTTTGCTCTATCGGCATTACAACAGGATTGTTGAATCTGTCCACTCCTGTTTGGATAAACGAGCGAACCGTTACGCTAACACCCTTCATTGTCAACCTCCAAGCGCCCATAATCAGGTCTTGCAAACCCTATGCCGTTGGAGATTCCCAGACGTGCCGCGTAGCCGCTCGCTTTAAGCAACTTCCACCAATTATTAGTGTGATATGGCTTTGCGTATGTCGTAGTTTCGCTGTACACGCCTGCCGATTGCGAATAAGACGCAATATCGGACGCGCTCGCCGAATCCATAGCACGTGCCGCCATTGACAGGCTTGCATACTTCAAATTTGAAGCCTGCACAGCGTCAGTCGGGTCAACGGTAACAAGCTGCTCAAGATACGCGCCAATCTCGTCAAGAATCATGACGGCATACGCCTGGTCAACTTCGTCAAACGTTGTACGCATTCTAGTTTCTAGCTCTGCCGTTGTTGCATATGCCGCCATGCTCTTACTCCTTCGTCGTGCGTTTGCGCGTGGTGCGCTTTGTCTGCGCCTTTGGTTGTTCGACTTTCTTCACCATACCAAGCGAAATGAGGTATTCGGCGCGTTCGTCCGATGCGTCGAAAACATCGCCGCGCTTGCGCCAACATTCAGCTTTTCGGTCGTAGAAAGTCCTGATTGCCTGCACTCTCATGATTAAGCGCTAATCGTGGACTTGACGATGTAATTGAGGTTTTCAGGCACAAGCTGCAAGCCCGTCATAACGTCGGTTTCGGCAGATGCGTGGTCATATGCGCCCTTGTGAGCAACGCCGATAAGCCCATTGTCGCTTGCGACGTACACAAGACCACCCTGGGACAGCTCGCCGAAATCGATGCCATATGCGTGGATGTTCTCGGCAGGCGTGACAATAACGGTGCCGTCAGAAACCTTGTTAGTCAGGAACACACGCTCAACACCAAGGAAGTTCTCAATGTAGGTCAGGCCAAAAAGCGTCTGCGTGGTGATGCTCGCGTTTGCGAGGTAATCAGCGGCATCATTACGGGATACAAAGTGGACGAAAGCACCATCGGCAGAATCGCCGTTGGTTTCCATCGTGTTCTCAAGCGCTGCATCGCCGTAAGCAAGTGCCTTTTGCAAGTTCGTCACGCTCGCGCCAGCAGCAGGCGCTCCCGTGCCAGTTGCGAGGAACGTGAAGAGCTGATTGATGATTTGAGCGCGAATCTGAGAGAGCATCTTCTCGTCGGTTGCCATGACAGCCTTCTCGTAGCCGTCTTGGAGGATGGCCTTCGCCGTGGTCATCTTGCGGTACGGAATCGGGGACAAATCGCCAATCGGCGTGCGAGTGACGGTGTACTTAGACAGCGCGACCTCATCGCCCTCGACGTAAGCGGTACCGGAGCTAGAACCAAGGATATCCAGCTCGTAATAGCTCGCAAGGTTCGCCTTCGTCGGGTTCGCAACGGCGCTGTATACGCTGTTGGAAACCGTGTAGTAGGTCTTGCCAGCAACAATGTCAGTGTCGGCGGTCTTGAAGTACGCGCCTGCGGCATTCGCGCTGTTGTTGAGAGCGCCAGCAACGGTGTACTGGTAAAGCGCCGTGCCAGCAGGACGAACGCTTACGCCAAAAATGCCCATGAACTCGGCAAGTCGGCTGAAAGAACCGTCGAAGTTGCGAATGAACTCGCGGGAAAGTGCACCGTCAATGTCGGCTGCCGTGATGATGTTAGTAGGAACTGCCATTTTTTAACTCCTAACTAGAAAAGATCTAAATGCTGCGCCATTGTCCTGACGCGCTCTACTGGGTCTTTAATGGCTTCGATCGACTCCTTGGTTATCGTCGGTGGCGTTGTCTCACCACCATCGGGAACCTGCCCAAACTTAGGAGCGTTAGCCATTGTTTGCTTGAGGTACGCAGCGTTCTCCTCCACGTCACCAGACATGCGAGAAAGCAAAGCAGCGTCCACGCCGTATTTAGCCGCCGCGTCTGCAACAGCGTCAGCGTGCGCCTTGTCTGCTTCGAGCTTGTCAATGCGTGCTTTTAATGCGTCGCGTTCCTCAACCGCCTTCTGTAGCTCGGATTTGTTGGCTTCTTCGGCTTCATCAAACTTCGCCGCTTTTGCCTTAATCTCTGCATAGTCAGCGTACTTTGCACGTTCACGAGCTAAACGGTCACCAATAATTGCATCCATTTCAGCTTGTGTAAACGTTTTCTCCGCAGTTGCGCCCTGCGTGGCGTTGTTGTCCACCTGTGGTGTGGTTTCGGGCATGATTCGCCCCTTTCCCGCGCCCTAGCGCGTGTGTTGGTGCGCGTTTACCTCCGCGCATGAGTAAAAAAGCCGCCCACATGGACGGCATGAAAAAAGCAACCGTGCGGCTGCTTGATTCCGAGAGTTTAGTAACGCTTATACCAGATAACTATTTCGTCATATGGTGTTGGCGGTATGCCTAGCTCAATCGGCTCTTTTACAAAAGTTTCAATCAGTCCTTCGATCTCTTCGTCATCGTAGCCGTAATCTTTGGCCTTTTGCCTGAATTCGTCTTCTGTCATCGCCAATCACCGCCTTTGTACTTGCGCATTATCAAATCGCCAACAAATTGAGCGTGCGCACGTGGGTTAGGATTGTTTTGATACTCGCTCCAAGCTTCGGCGATGAATTCCGCATCATTCGATGCTGCGTATTCGCTCAAACCGCTTTTTACGTCACCACGCGACAAATCACTATAATATGCGACAAATTCACTGTCTGACCTAATAGAAAGCAGCGAATCAAGCTGATGCCCGATTTCGTGGTCAAAAATCGATTTTACCGTGTCGCAGCCAATCGGGTGATACTCAGTCTCGACGCTGTATTTAAGTGATTCGATTTGCTGGTCAAATGCTTTTGGTGCCCACATTGACTTGTTCATGCAGATGCCGCCCAAGTGCGAATCTGGATACCATTCTTCGGGTGAATATGACCACGCCCATTCCCCGTGGCTCTTGCCAACGGTTCGCGCCGCTGCTTTCTTGGCTTGCCTACGCTTGAAATCCTCGTCTTTCCCAAGTCTTTCATATGTGTCGAAATTCTTGTTGTAGTAGTAATCCTCCCACGCGCTTTTTCGAAGCGTGTTGCAAGCCTGCGCAGAACCGACGAAACCAAAGTTATCTTTCAGCTCAGGGAACATGTCAATATGAGTAGCAATTGACTTGTTCATTTCATTCACAGCTCGAATATCTAAGCCCGTGAAATCGGCTTCGCAATCGAAATTCGATTTCGCGTATTGCTTCGCTTCTTTAACATCCTTTGCAGGCGTAAACTCGAATGCTGGCTGTTTCTGCTCTTGCGCATTCTCGTACTTTTCAGGATGCTTCCACATGTCGTAATACTTTTCTGGGTCATACCCTTGAACCGCTGGATTCTTCTTATCCCAGCTCACGACCACGCGACAATCACAATGAGCATGAGCATGTGAAGCGGTTTCCTCGCTGTGGTACACGAACCCACGCGATGCGAGCATGATGCAGAACTGGCACGTCTCAGCACCCGTGGGAACACGCGCCCATCGCGGTTTCTTCGGGTCGTTTTTGGCATTGTAGGCAATGCACTCGTTCGCCGCCCTGCGCGTCTCATAGTCGATTCTGTCCGCGCACTTGCCGACGAACTGCTCGACGGGTTTATCTTCCACGAGGTCTTGCACGAACGCCCTCACAGCGCCCTCGGTGGCTTCTGGTACGCGCTGACTGTCCACCTCTGCCGTAAACCCATCATCGATGCCAAAACGCGCTCTCAGGCCGTCGTAGAACTCTGCTGCGAGTCTCGCCGCTAGCGTGGACGATGCGCCGCAGGCGGGTTGCATGATTGCGATTACTGCATTGCGAACCTCAGCAACGTCTGCGCCATAGTCGATTTGGCTCAATGCGTCCACTAGCCGCGCTCGCGCCTTGTCAGAAACGGCATTCAGCGCCTTGCTGTAGTTCTCGATATAGCTACGCGGTATCTGCATTCACTTCACCGCCAAACATCGCAGTTATAGCAGCGTTGTTGGCCATCTCGTTGCGTACTGCGCGTTTCTGCGCCATGATGCGTGCAATCGTCGGCTTGTCGAAACCCTGCATCTCCCAGAAAACCTCTGTCTCTGCAAAGCCCTCGGAAACCGCCGCAATCTTCGTTGCTGCATCGGCTGTAGCGGCCAATGACGGCATGCTAGGCGGCAGGAAATGCGCCATTACGTTCTTATCGTCATCGGAAAGTTGATTGAGCGATTGATTGCGCTTCACGGCCAGCGCCATCAACGCAACATCGCGCAATTCGTCGGCATTGAATGCGTTCAAATCCTCTGCGCGTCGAATCAGCTTGTCGTTCTGCGCCGCTAACGCATCAGCGCTTGTGGGGTTGGCATCGTTGATAACGCCCGTGTCGGTCACGCTCAATGAAGATGACGCGGCAAACTGCGTGGACAACATGCGAAGCATCGCAACATGCGGCTCTAACGTGCCTTGCGCCAATTGCCCATATTGCGGAACTTGCCCTGTGTCCGGGTCTACCGTGCCGAGCATCATTGAATCGATGTACTTCTTGAACTTCTGGTTAATCAGCGCATCATATTGAGCATCGCTAACGCCCATGAGGTACTTTTGCGGACTCGTGGAAAACTCCAAGCCGATTGTTGCAAGCGTCATCGTGCGGATGTATCCGCGTGTGAGCGTGCGGACGCTGCGCGTGATGCGAGATGTGCCAAGTGGTTGGCTGTTCGTCGGCTGGTTGCGCATAACCGTAGCCAAGCAGCGCCCCATGCCGTTGTTAGCGCGTTGGGCTGTCCACTTGCTCTTCTCGCCACGTCGGAGTATCCACGTTGCGTCATCGGTGTACAGGTTAACCACCGTTGGCTTTATCTCGTGTTGCAAGTTGTCGCGGTCAGATTCAATAACAGCAAAAGCGGCATCGATGCGTTGCAGTTGTCCGTTCCACCGCGCCGCGCTCGTCTCGAACGTGTGAAACCTAATCGAGCACCCAACAACGGGATTAGCGGCCAGCGTAATCAAGATGCCGCCGTGCTTCAGCTCATCGATAACGCTCATGCTGTAGGCGCTTATAAGCCGATTGTCGCGCACGATAACGTCTAGCTCTGGCATGCTCTCGCCGTTTGCATTGACGTAGCCATCAAACCTCGAACGGTCAGAAAGCGCCGTGACGGCCTTTTCAGGCCAGCAACAGGCCATGTTGAAATCTCGCAGGTCTTGCGGCAGCGCAATCCCTAGATTGCATTCACCCGCCGTAATCTTTTGATCGTAATAGCGTCCCTTGTCGGCGTTCTTTGCCTTGTGTGCGTTGTAAATCTCTATCAGCTGTTCCAACGTGGACTGTTCAGCGGGTGGCAATCCTTCCGCTTTTGTAATACCGCTGAATCCGTACATAATCAGCCTATCCTCTGCTTTCTCTCAGGATTCCGCTTTGAGTTGAAAACACCCGATAGAGCTAATGAAGCTGCTTCAATCGGTACGGGATTCTCACCACCGAACCCCCAGCCCCCAGAAGAGCCGATTTTACGCCGCGTGGACGTGATGGCGCTGTCTCTCAGGTCGTTTTGCGGTCTGAACCATTCGAGCGTGCCATCGTTCACGCAATCAACCAACCGCGTGCAAGCTGCTATGACTTGCGACGCTGTTGGAATAACTACATAATCTTTCGGCATCGTGCCGAGCTTGTCCACCAATGCTTGCGTGCCTGACTTGCCATCAATAACACAGCAACAGCCAACGCTTTTTCGCGCTGCTATCCAATCAGCTAGCCAGCCAAGCCCCAGCGCCATGTTTTCGCGCCGTATCTGCTCGATGTAAACGTGGTCATCATGCAATCGAGCTGCCGCCAAGCTGACCTCTGCGCCATCAGGTGAAAACTTAACGCCATAAGCCACGCGGCCATCTGTTGGCGCAATGTCCACTGCTAGAGATTCGAACTTGTTAGCTGGAATGATGAACTGTGGCAATCCTGCCGTTGGACTCCACCATCCTAGATACTCACGCGAAAAACCGTCAACGCTAGTTGCCGTGTTTATAACATCGAGCATCACCGATTCGCGGATTCGGTAGCCCATTGCGGGGTTTGTGTTATACGCAAGCTCTAAAATGTGTGTGCGGTCGCCTTCCATATCAGGCAACTCGTACACAGCCCATTCAAGCCAAGCAAATCCGCATGTATCAGGGTTCGCGTGCGCCCTGTCATGCAACACCTTGAACACAGTACCATTGCATGACGGCCCTGGAGGTGTGCCAATGAGAATCATCTGCGGGTCACCGCTCTCGGACGCAATCTGCGTTGGCTTTAATGCATCCTGTTCATCCTCGGTCATCTCCTGGGCTTCGTCCACAACGATAATGTCATACGTCGTGCCGCGTCCACCTCCGCTGCGCGTTGATCGCGTAAAGAACTCGATACAGCCGCCGTTGGTTAACCATATGCCCTCGAAACCTCGCGCCCTAGAAACATCGGCAAGCATCAAGCGCAATTCATCATCGCCCTCGAATATTGCCAATACTTCCTTAAACATCTTGTGCGTGGTTTTCGAGTGATGCGCCGAATAGCATACGTTCATGCCTTCTACGGCTGATTTGTCCACCGAATAGTTACGCGCCGAATAGCTCTTGCCGTTTTGCCGTGGCTTGCTTATGCAAATGGTTCTATATGCAAAATCGCCGCTTGCGTCCCTCGCGCAAAACAGCAACATCTCATTTTCTTGGCATGGATACGATAAATAGCCCATTGAATTGAACCACTCGACAACTTGCACGCCGTCAGTGCTTGCATATTCAATCTTTGTTGTGAACGTCGGCTCCTGGTTGCCGTACCTCATGCCGTCTTTTTGCGCTTAGCCGCGCTTGCCTGCAATACTGCAAGCTTGGTTTTCGTTGCGTTTGCGTCCGGGCATTTCTCGATAGCGTCCATAATCTCAACCATGCGTTTTGTGAGCGCTGGCATATCACGTGCGCTCTCGCATGAGTCGATAGTATCAGCAATCTTGAGCGCCATCGCATTAAGCGTTCGCTTACGATCGCCGGACTTAAAAGCATTTACTACTGATTCCATGGCTTACCTCCTAAATGCGCTATGCCATGTGGTTAACGCGGAGTAGTGTGGAAAAATCCCTGTGGATTTAGCGTTCGCAGTATACGGCGCT